GTTTGATAAAACCATGCAAAAAAATATAACGATAACAAATAATGATGAAAAAGAAAAGACCGCCCAACCAGTAGAAAACTCGCAAGATATAGATAGAAACGAGTTTAATACCGAAAAGAACGGTCAGCTATCATTATTTTGAAAGGAGTTTGGATATGGAAACTACAAATCAAAATAACTTAGATGAAATTATATCACAAGATACAGAGAAAATCAATAATGACGAACAGACAAAATCTGAAATCGTGTATATTGAAGTTGATAAATTACATCCACATGACGCAAATCCTCGAAAAAATACAGGTGATGTAACGGAACTGGCGGACAGCATAAAGAAAAACGGTATATTGCAAAATCTTACGGTTGTTCCTGCAACCGGTTATTGGTACGGTGACTATACCGTAATAATCGGTCACAGACGTTTGGCGGCGGCAAAACAAGCAGGATTGAAAACTGTACCGTGCGTTATTCGTGAAATGGGCCAAAAGGAACAGATAGCAACAATGTTGCTTGAAAATATGCAACGTTCGGATTTGACTGTATATGAACAAGCTCAAGGAATACAGATGATGTTAGATTTGGGCGAAACGGTTGAAACAGTTGCAGAAAAAACTGGTTTTTCCGAAAGCACCGTAAGACGTAGAACTCGTTTGTTGAAGTTGGATAGTGATGTGTTCAAGGAAACCGAGGGCAGACAGATAACCATGTTGGAGTATGACAAGCTGTTTGAAATCAAAGATGATAAGAAAAGGAATGAAGTGCTAAAATCCATTGGTACAAATAATTTCAATAATGAAATATTGCGTGCAGTACAAGCAGAGAAAACAACAGAAATACGCAAAAAATTTTTTGAAGATTTGAATGAATATGCCGAAGAAGTGAAAGATACCACAGGATTAGTATATATAGGTTGGTTTGATAATACAAAAAATATAACCGATTATTCAATCCCGGAATGTACAAAGTTATACTATCGAAGTTATGGAAGTGGTGTAGGAGTATCGTTATATCGTAGCACGACAGCTGATGAGAAACAAGCAGAACAAGAAAAAACAGAACAAGAAAATAAAATTAAAGAAGAAAGAGATAGCAAAATACGAAAGCTAAAAGAACTGGCAGAACGTACATATACCTTGAGAAGAAATTTTGTAAAAGACTTCACGTTAAATGAAAAGGCAACGTCAAAGAACTTGCAAAATTTTATTATCACGGCATTGCTTGAAGATAATGATTTCGATATTGAAAAATTTATTGAAATGTTGGATGTCGAATATGATGAAGACGATTTAGACGAAATGCAAGGGGTGCGAGAAGTATATGAACGGTCAAACAAAACACTGCAAAATAAAATGGTTATTGCAGGATATGTTCTATACAATGATAGAAAAACAAACGATTGTTACGATTATACAGGAAATCACAGAGAGAACGAATCACTTCAGCGACTCTATGATGGACTAATTACAATAGGCTATGAAATGTCTGATGAAGAACTTGCCATGATGGACGGTACGCATGAATTATATACCACTGAAGATGAATAATTGATAAAGGAGAGATGAAGATGACAAATATTATAAAATGCAGATTTTTGGATAAAGACGGTGAACCGAGAGGCAGAGAATACAGCTATAAAACAGAAATACCTGTTGAAGTCGGTCAAATAGTAGATGTACCTGCACCACGTCAAAGTGACGCTGACAGTGAATTGAAAACAAAATCAGTTATTGTATCACAAATAAATGTGCCGGAAGAAGAAATTGCGACCTTTGCGGATAAGGTTAAAACTGTTGTAGGTATTCATACGGAAGATGAAAAGGAGAATTAATAAAATGCACACAACGGAACAAAGGAGAGAAATTTTCAAAAGCTGCGAAAAGGAAATGTTATTTCTTCATGAAATAATGGGTAATAAAAATATGTCGGAAATTTTACGTCCGATGATTAAAGAAAAGTTTATGGACATGAATTATAAAATGGCAGAAATGTATATGGAGGATATCGGAGAAGTAATCCAGCTACTGCCTCGTTATGCGGTTCCGTCAGTTATAGCAACTCTAAAGCTTATTTTAGAGGCTTTGGAAAAGGACATGACTGAAAAGGATAAAATGGTGGCACAAGAAATTAAAGAGCGAGGGGCAGTTGCTATTATAAGACATAAGATAAAATAAAGTTTAAAAATTACAATGGGAAGTATCTAATTACTTATACAGAGGTACTTCCCGTAATAAAACTTGTATTGGAGTGATTCCATGAGTAGAAAATGGACCAAAGAAGATGTTGAATATCTCACAGAGAAATGGGGAAATGTTTCGATCCCAAGCATTGCCAAAAAGCTAAATCGAAGTGTCAATGCAGTGAAAATAAAAGCAGGGAGATTAAATCTTGGACCTATGTTAGAAAATGGAGCATATGTAACATTAAATCAGTTGGCGATAGCTTTAACCGGAAAAAATTTGTCCCCATATTGCAAGAAATCATGGATAGAAAACAGAGGTATGCCGGTTCATAACAAGAAGGTTATAAAAAATACTTTTAAAATTGTCTATTTAGATGAGTTTTGGAAATGGGCTGAAAAAAATCGTTCATTTTTAGATTTTTCAAAGATGGAGCCGTTGGCTTTAGGCAAAGAGCCTGGATGGGTAAACGAACAACGTAAGAAAGACTATAAGTCAAACGCACTACAAAGAAAAGACCAATGGACACCATATGAAGATGATAAATTGCGATATTTATTAAAACAACAGAAATATGGGTATGCGGAAGTTGCCGATATACTTCATCGAAGTGAGGGGGCAATACAACGGCGATGTACGGACCTTGGTATTCGCGAACGTCCAATAAAAGCGGATACAAGGAGGAATCCGTGGACTGATGATATGCACCGTATTGTTGTAGAAGGTATAAAAAACGGTGATTCATATTCGCTGATAGCAAAGCGTATAGGAAAGTCAGAAAGAGCAATAAGAGGAAGAGTATACAACAAATATTTAACTGAGAATGCTGATAAAGTTAGAGCTATGATTGGTGATGGTCAGTGGGGCGATAATGCTCCGGAACCGAATGTTAAGCAAGCATTATATTTATCTCACACAAGAGGGAAGTGCCAAAAAAGTCTTACGGATTTAGTGGAATTATTGAAATATCGCACATTGTGTATGATGAAAGAGGTACATAAATGATAGATAGAATTGCAAATGAGGTAGCAATTCAGTGCATGGATTGCGGAATTATAACGGATATACGACAGTTTAAGGATATACTTGTTATGGCTTTGAACAATTACACAGTATCACCTAAAGAAAAAGCTATTGCGGTATATGATGACTTGAGCAAAGGATACAAAATGTTCTTTGTCACGAAGAAAGTAAAAGGCTTATCTGATAAGAGCCTAAAATATTATAAATGTGTTATAGATGATGCAATGATAAGAATAAATAAGCCATTAGACAGAATTACGGCTGATGATATTCGGTATTTGTTGGCTTGCAAAAAGAGAGATGGCAGAAGTAATACAACATTGAATAATATTAGACGTGTATTATGCTCGTTTTTTAAATTCTTGGTGAATGATGATTACATTGTTAAAGACCCTATGTTAAATATAGACGTTGTAAGGCAAGAAAAAGTTGTGAAAAAGCCATTTTCACCAATTGACCTTGAAAAAATACTTGATGTATGCCGAAACGATAAAAACGAGTTGGCAAGACGCAGAAACATAGCGATGATAGAGTGCTTTTTATCAACAGGCTGCAGAGTAGGTGAGATAAGCTTAATAAAAATTGAAGATGTTGATTTTCGTAAAGGCGAGTGTATTGTACATGGCAAGGGCAACAAGGAAAGGAAAGTCTTTTTTAATGATAGGTCAATATTAAGACTATCCGAATACATAGATTATCGAAAAGATAATTGTGAGTATCTGTTTTGTTCTCTAAAAAAACCGTTCCAAAGATTAAATGTGGGTGGCGTAGAAACGAATATAAGAAATATCGGTGAAAAAGCTGGTGTAACAAATTGTCACCCGCATAGATTTCGTAGAACAATGGCATGTAATGCACTGAAAAAAGGTATGCCGATAGAGCAGATACAAGCATTGCTCGGACATGAAAATATTGAAACAACGAAAGTATATTTGTGTATCGATACAGATAAACTGGCAGTCGAACATAATCGATATTTAGGATAAGTATAGGAGGAATTTTAATGAATAATTTGATGAAAGAAGTCGGAGAACTTCAAAATAACTATCAGAAATTGAGAGATGAGAGAAGAATGACAAAAAAGGCTATATGTGATTTAGTAATTCCATTTCGTGATAAATATAATCTTACAGATTTACAGGCATTGCAGATTGCAAGAAATGAACTTTCAATGTCGGAAATAGCTGAATTGTTAAATTAAGATTGAATAGGTGGGCAAGTTATGAAAAATAACAAATTAAAACCGTGTCCGTTCTAAGTATATAAAAAGGTGAGTGAGGATATGAATGAAGCGGAAATATTAAATAAAATAATGCAGGCATTGCCGCAGGGTTCACAAGGCGGCATAGTTATAAATATCATTAATACGTCAAATCCGCAGAATAATATTTCACAATCAAATATTATATTAAACAATGATATAAATGTGGCGGAAATCGAGCGCCTAAAAAACAAAGATATGCCCGATTTTGAGGAATATTTAGCAAAACAAAGGAGGTCACATAATACAGTATATTCCTATGTATTCTCCGTGAGTGATTTTTTCTCTCGCTGTGACTGTTTGGACGACAGTAATATTGAAAAATGGATACAGATATTAAAAAAAGAGAAGAAATCATCTAAAACAATAAATTTACGTTTGTGCGGAGTGATGGCATTTGCCAAATTCAAAGGGATAAAACTGAATGTGAATAAATTGCCCGTTCAAAAGAAGTCGTTTGTTGATAATGTGATAACGACAGACGAGTATTACAAATTATTGAGTTGTCTGAAATCGGACAACAAGATGAAAGGGTATTGGATGATCCGCTTTTTGGGACAAACGGGCGCACGAGTCAGTGAATTTGTGCGGTTCGAGAAAAAAACTTTAGAGGACGGATACATTGATTTAGACACCAAGTGTCATAGCCGGCGCATCTTAGTGCCAGACAAGCTAATTAAGGAAAGCAAGGAATATTTTGCAGGTGTGCAAGGACGGTGGTTGTTTCCTGGACAAAAAAAGGGGCAGCATATTACTGCAGGGGGCGTTAATTCACTATTAAAGGATTTTGCTAAAAAATATGATATACGCGAAGAAGTAATGCATCCGCATTCATTTCGACACTTCTTCGCAATACAATCCCTTAATAACGGCGTGGATATGTCGTTATTAAAAGATTTATTGGGACATGGCAGTATTGATACTACGCAAATATATACCCAACTGTCCTCGACAGAACAGAAAAAACGATTTAATGCGGCTGTTAAATGGTAGGGTTGTAGAGAGTACGGAACAATACGAACAACTGTAAGCAGTATATTACAAGGAAAGGTGAGAGAAATATGACGGTACAAGAATTATATGACAAATTAGAACAGTTAATCCGTGATGGTTACGAAGATTATCATGTTATTATTTCAAACGAATTTGACGAACAGATTTTATATGATGTTGATGTTCGTGAAGAGGACGATGAAATACTATTGTATTAAAAAGAGAGGGACGCAAAATGAAAGTAAATATTTGTGATATATGCGATAAAATAATAGGTCATAAACAGGGTGTAACGCTGAAAGCGTCAGACCATACGTTGACAAGGATAATAGATAATCATGTAATATCCAACATGAAACGCAAATACAAGGTGCATATTTGTGATGATTGCATAGAGGCAATCGAGGAGTATTGCAAAGCGGCAAAAGCCGAAAGCAATACAAAAGAAGTACAGACGAAAATTAAGGGATATACGAAGCAAATTAAAGATTGATTGCAAGTATTAGGAGGTACATAATGCGAGAAATACTATTCAGGGGAAAAAGCACTGAAACAAATCAATGGATTTACGGTGGTTTTCATATATGGGAAAAGCGACAAACATGTTTTGGCGATGATAAGCTGAAAGATGATGAAATATCATACGTAATAACAGTAAATTCGTTTGCAGATTGGAATATGCCAAGAGAAATGAAAGCAGCTGAAGTAGTAGCTGATACGGTCGGTCAATATACAGGTTTGACAGATGTAAATGGCAAAAAAATTTTTGAGGGCGATATTGTAAAATCGCAAAATTATAGATTTGTAGTAAGGTTCGGTAAATGCGGTAGTAATAAATTTGTTAATTATAATAACGGCTATATAGGTTTTTATCTTGAACCAGACGGGAAAACAAATGCTCACGGATTGCGTAATGATATATGTTATTTTGGTAATCTTTCTGTCATAGGCAACATATATGATAATCCCGAATTATTGGAGGAATAAAAATGAACAGAAAGGAAATAACAAAATTCTTAAGTGAGTTACTTGTCAAAAAAAGATTATCTGGCATGGGTAAATACTATGCGAGTGAGGTTACTATGGATTGGTACATTGGCAAAATAACACATACAATGCGACGTGTTGATTTTATACAGTTTGTACCTAAAAATCA